TCCATCTCTGGATAGATGCCGAGTGGGGACTCCACTCGGATGCGAGGAACCTTGTCCTCGAAGTCCGGCTCGACGACGTAGACCGCCATGCCGAACGTGTTGTAGTAGTCGCAGAAGGTCACCTGGTGCCCGGAGTGCAGCTTGCTCTGCTGTACGTAGGCATTGGCAATCTTGGTGCGCTTGCTAGAGAACTTCTTCGCCTTGTCGGTGGTGATGACGCCAGAGGCACAGTTGATGCTCGGCATCGCGCCCATGACCTCTGCCATGTCGCGAGCCGCCGTGTCGATCATGTTGGCAACGATCGGCTTGGGCCATGCATCAGGCATGGCCCCAGGCATCACCGTCTCGATGTCGCCGGAGCGAACATCGTGGACATCGCGCTGACGCTGGTCGCGATCTGCGGCAGCACGACGAAGGCTCTCCACCTTCTGGGCGACCTTGTCGATGGTCAGCGCCATGTGCCCTCCTTACTTCTTTGGCTGAGCGACCTTCAGTCGCTTCCACGTCTCCGGGCCCGGGTACCCGTCAGCGTCGCTTCCGGTCCAGCCCTGCTTGCGCTGGAACCAGGCGACGGCCTTGATGTCAGTCCTGGTGAACTCTCGACCTGGCCCGATCTTGTAGCCCCTCCATCCGGCCCTCACGAGCGCCTTACCCAGCTCGGTGATTAGGTCATGCTTCTGCCCAAGGCGGAAGAAGCCCCTGCCGGGGAACGGAGCGTAGACAGGCTTCGGCTTGGCCGCAGGCTTGGGAGCACTCGGCTTCACGCCGAGACGCCTGTCGATGCGGTCACGGAAGGAGTCCATGTTGTCGAAGTCGTCGCCGCGAGGGTCGATCTTGCCGGGCTGCCACTCCTTGTGGCCGATGACGCTGTTGGCGTTCCAGCCATAGTGGCGGCAGATGGCTGCGCTTGCGCGCACCATCGCATCCACCTGAACGTCGGGCCATGGGTCCTTGCCGTCCCCCAGGTTCTCGCACTCAAACCCGTAGAAGCGACGATTGCCGTCGGTGTTGGCCTCATTGTCGACCGGAGCCTCACGCTCATCAATGACGGCGTCAAGTACGTCGTCATCTCCCAGTCCGGCATGGTTGGCTCGCCCGCTGGAGACGAGGTGCACCACCCCGTCCTTGGTGATCACTCCATGGCACAGCGGCCCCGGCAGGGCCGCGTAGCCCCTGTAGCAGATGTCCACCGTGTTCTTGCTGCCCTTCGTGACGGTGTGGTGGATCATCACACCGTTGATGGGTCCGAACGGTCCCTTGTGGTTTCGGTTGTGCTCTCGCCAGTTGCCCACCTCGACTACCTTCAGGCCCTCGGCCTTCAGGATCTTGACAAGCTTGCTAGCGCTCATAGGTGCCGCCATCAGTTACCCCACCAACTTCCAGTTCCGTGTGTCATGTTTGCCTGAGCCATGTAGTCCAGGTCGATCGTAATGGAGCGCTCGCGGTCGCGAGGGCTCTGGTACTCGTTGGCTACGTGGAACACGTTGTCCACCTCGCCGATCAGCTCTCGTGCACGGATCTCTGCGAACCAGAGAGCCATCACGAGGTCGATCTTCTTCTTGGTCTTGACACCTGGAGGCAGAGGCTCCCAGGTAGTTAGCTGCTCGATCAGCATCTTCGTGGCCTCGCTGTTGGAGCGAGACGGAATGTGGATCAGGTTCTCGTTACGCTCGTAGCCCTCGAACAGTACCGACATGGATGCGACACCGAAGTCCGCATCCCACTTGTTGGAGCCGGTGAAGTGCTCACGAAGCAGGCAGCCTCGGCTGCCGAGGAACTGCTTGATCTCGCGGTTCTGGGTCACCATGAGGTTCATCGCGTTCTTCTCGATGCGCCACTCGTTGATCCCGTACTTGACGGTCAGTTCCTTGATCTTGTCGAAGATGTCATCAGGCTTCAGGTTGCCCTTCGACCACAGGTCCAGAATCCAGCGCTCTCCGGTGTAGCGGTCGACTCCCATCACAACTGCGGCCGAGTGTCCGGTCATGGCGGGGTCGAAGCCGCCGATGATGTACAGGCCGTCCATGCCGTTCTTCCTGTGGCCGGGAGCACCCTTCTGCATGACGCCTGCGGCTCGCATTCCATCCACGCATCCAGTGACCGCCTTCACGGGGAAGATCGCGTCCTCGACCACACTCTCCTGCATGTAGACGAGAGACCAGTTCTTGGGTGACATGGAAGCGCGGCGCTTCCTGAGCGCCTCGCCGGTCCACATCGGCCAGAGTCCATCCTCGTCCTGTACCGTGAGCTGGCGACCAGCTACGGATACTGGTGGACGGTTAGTCTTAGGCCACAGCGTGATCCAGTCCTTGGGATCGTCAGCGTACTCCAGGACGGCAGGCTGCGTGAGATAAGTCCAGGGGCTGGACTCTTCCCCGTAGTAGTCGTCCTTGATGATCTCACCGTAAAGGTCGACTGGAGCGAGGCGCGTCCCCACCAGAAGGATACGCCCACCTGGATAGCTGAGACGGTTGTAGACCTCTCGCTGGAGCCAGTCCATCTGCTTCTCAAACTCATGAGCGTTCTTTCCCGTCACGCAGTCATCAAGGATGATGAGGTCGGCACGAGAACCATAGATGTGTCCTCCGATACCTAGAGCCTGGACCGTAGGGTCCTTCTCTCCCGAGTCTCGGGTAGAGCTGGACACGTAGATGCTGTCCGCCGTCCAGGCGGCAGCACCATCATCGAAGCCACCCTCTGGACCGAAGTCGATCTGAAGCTTCTGGTAGTTCTTGTTCTCAGAGGCCAGACGATCCTTGATGCCACGGAGGAACCTCTTCGCCATCTCCTGCGTCTGGGAGACGATGATGACTCGGATGTTCGGGTCCTGGCAGATTCGGTACGTCACGTAGTTCATCGTGATGGTCGTACTCTTGGCGTGCTCGGGAGGAGTGTTGATCAGCAGGAACTCGGGCTCACCCTTGATGTAGGTCTGGCTCTCGTGGAGGTTCCTCGGGTCTCGACCCTCAAGCACATCCACCCACTGTAGGTGGTGGTTGAACAGCTTGGTGTCCAGGTACTCCTCGCACCACTCCGGGAACGGCAGGATGTTCTTCCTGTTCTCCTCCGCCGCAGATGCGTTCTGCGTCATCAGACGCAGACGGTCCATCTCGTCCCTGAAGGATGCATCGCTCTGACGTAGGTACTTGTACTGGGCCTCAGTGAGACCCATGTCGTGACAAGCCTCCTTGATGGACTTGCCGTTCTTCACGTACTTGATGAAGGTCTCCTTGCGGACCTTCGAGTCGGTCTTGGCTGCCTTGACCTGCTTCGTCCTGGGCTTGGCCTGACGAGGCGGGCTCTTCAGCTTCCTTCCGTCCTCAGTCACATACACCGTCGCCATACCCTGGTTCTACCTTCCGTATCTAGGCAACTCAAACGCCGTGCGGCTTCTCAAGAACGGGGTCGGCCTTTAGGGCCGAACCCCTTAGTCGGAGGAATGATCCCGAGCTGTGCGAGGGTAATGTCTAACCATGCTCCACAGAGGACCAGCCCCTTCAGGGGGCTGGCTCCTGACCTTGATCTGACCGGTGATCACTCGCTTAACCAGTGTAGGTCTGGACACATCTCGGGGACCCCATTATATATATACCTGTCCCTTCGCCTCTCAGGGACAGACCTGTAGTGTGACCTGCGTCACGCACCCTACAGCCCAGTGTTCCCAAGGGTTCTGTCATGGCAGTGTGAGCCACGTCACACCCATTTATGGTGGAAATTTAGGGGGACTCACTCCCCCCCAGTGAACGCGCGTTAACAACCCTGGGGTCCGATGTCCGGATTTGGTGGGACATGTCGGGTGTCCGAGTTGCCCCGGCTTGCCCTGGTTCGTCCCCCTGGGCTGCTCAGATGAGCAGGGCTGCGCTCAGGTGGGCGGGGGTGTGTGGACATGTACTAGGAGGCCAGCATGTGTACACATATGTGACCAGATGTCCGATTATGTCCAGATATGTGGGCATAAGTGTGCAGATGTGCATGATTGTGGGGATGTGGGACAGTCCATCCGCATCCATCCGCATCCATCCATGTACGCATACCCCCCAGCCGTACCCCTACGCGCGCGCGTGTTCCATCTACCCCTTACGTGAGGGTGCTCATCTGAGCGGGGGCCGTGCTCATCCGTGCAGGTGTCCGTTTTGCCCTGGTCTGTCCCGCTTCACTGGAGCAAACGGCAAAGATCGAGGGGGACAAACTGGACATCTGGGCAGGAACTATCCCAGTTTCTGTACCAACCATCGTACCAAGCCACCCATCTGTCACGAGATGTCCGATTCGTACACTTCTGCTCCAGCCACGCAGCCTGAGCTGCGTGTCTCTCATCCTGATACGGACAATCCGGACATACTGCCTTTGCTCCGGCCTTTGCTTTCAGGAAGGAAGGGAAAATACAGCTTCGGACAAGGCATCTGACCTGCATGTTTGACGGACCTACCTGCAAAGCCTCAATGTTCTCGGTGTCAGCACGACAGGCCAGCAAGAACGGCAGGGAGTGCGGGGCAACAAGCCCCTTGGTGACTTGAGAACTCCACAACGTGCTAGATCTCTTAAAAGGGCGCGGCAAACCCGCGATAACGCAGTCAGATAGTCATGGCTGCGGTACCTGGTCAGGTGCTTCGGTGCTTGATCACACGATCCGAAAGGATCGTGCTTGACACAGCCTTGACCGGCGTGAGAGAGTCCTACTCGTTCGGCCGAGTGGCCGGGCAGTCAGTATCCGGGCAACCCGTAGGGGCTAAAACAACGGTGAAACTCTGTCCACACACACTCGCTAGGTATCTCGCACCTTCTAGGTGCGTGATCACTAGCACGGACGCGAAAGCGTCCGAGCGTAGGCCAACGAAAAGTAGGGCTTGACACGAAGGCGGCAAACGTGAGAGTGTCTAGCACGTCAGCGAGGGACCAAGTCCCAAGCGACACGCATGACAGCCGGAGCCGAAGCTAGGGCGAGACCTAGGTGTCTTGCTAAGCGGAGCCTGCCAGCGTAACCACACGGGAGAGAACCATGCCCGTCCCCGCGAGGGGTGCGCAAGGCGGGGCCGAAAGGCGCAAAGTGACTGTTCGTTGCTTGTGAACTAAATACTGTAAAGTCTTGGCAAGGCCAGGCGTCTGCCCGCAAGGGCCATACATTGAGGCGTCTGCACCTACCAAGCCGTGTGTAGCTCGGTAACTCCGTGTACCGGTGTGGTTAACCTGCACTGGACGACGGGTGAGTCTCCCCACCTTCGGGTCAGGGATGTACCGCGCCAGAGCGGATGTGAGCACACACGCTCTTTCCCCCCTTGTTGAAGGGGCCTAGATGGGCAGCAATGCCCTCCCCTGGCTCCTTCGGGGAGTCGTCCGAGCCCTAGTGGCTCGGCGACTGTCCGGGACGCTTAGAATCGCTCTGAGCGCCTTAACGCAAGGGAGAGAGACATGATCGACACCTTCACCGTGGAGGCGTACGTGGACGGTCACAAGGTCGGCGGTCAGAAGGACGCCGACCTGAAGGACATCCGTGACCTCATCTCCGATGAGCGCGGCTGGACGACCGAACACCAGGACTTCATCGACAGCCTGCTCAACTCGGGCAAGGCCGTCATGGTGGACAAGTACAAGATCATGAACAGTGACCCGCAGGAGACCACGAGCGTGCTCGTGGCGTGGGCCAACTGACCGAATCGGTAGGAGTGCGCCCTTGCGGGGGCGTAGTCTGGTCAATTCGGCCAAGAACAAGGGAGAGAGACCTTGATCAGCTTCGATGAAACCTTCATGAGCGCTGGTGACCCGCTGGTTCGGTCACGAGTGCCTGGGTTCGGATCGGCTAACCGCACGGCTCAGACGAGCCGTGTGCACAAGAGTCGTGCGAAGTCCACCAAGCCTGCGAAGGAGGTGAAGAAGGGCCTTGCACGGTCCTGCGTCTCCGTCAAGAGCATCGGTGAGCGCACCTTCGAGGTGCGCGTCAAGGGTACGACCCACATCCTGGGATTCATCAGGATGAGTAAGGGGCGTGCCGGTAAGGCGTACTCGTACAAGCTCGTGGGTGAGCAGCGTAGCCACAACGGCTTCAGCTCGCTGACCGCTGCCGTGTCCCGTATGTTGGAGAAGTGCTGATGAGCGGCTGGGCGCTGGTAGTAGTCGCCGCAGTCATCCTGATCCTCGCCGGTTCTGCCGGTGGAGGCAACCAAGGACGGTGATCCACAATCTTGGCCGTGCTGGTCTTGCACCAGCACGTGCCATGTGCCATGGATCATGGTGCAACACAACACACAATCCATCGCCTGTGGCGATGGGTGGCTTCGGAGCTGCGCTCCGACGACAAGGGGAGAGATCATGACCGACTACACCTCCAAGGTCGAGTCCGGCATCAACCTGCTCAACGCCCACTTCGGGTCCGAGAGCTGGAAGAAGGACATCGACCTGGACACGCTGGACCTCGGGTCCTGCGGTGTGTGCGTGCTGGGCCAGCTCTTCGGGGACTACTCCGACGGTCTGGTCGAGCTGGGCCTCGATGGAGGCTACAGCTACGGCTTCGACATCTCCGTCGGCAACTTCCACGAGCTGACGCAGGCGTGGAAGGACGCGCTCGGCAAGAACAGCACGCTGGTGGAGAAGGGCGACGTGTACAAGGGCTCGTACGGTTACTCCGTGCGGGTCATCGGCACGCAGCTCGTCCGTCTCAGCGACACGGAGACCATCACGGTCTACATCGTCGCGACGGGTAAGGTCAAGGACGGCGTGCACACCGACAACAAGTCCAGCACGGGCAAGGTCGAGACCGCCGTTCTCCAGAAGAAGGACTTCGAGACGGGCGGCGCCTACAGCTTCAAGGTGCGCTCCGCCCTGAAGATCGAGACCGGCATGTTCATCGAGCTGGCCAACGGTCGGAAGTACTTCGTGCACAGCGAGAACGAGGTTCGCGAGCTGGTCGACGGTGCCTTCGCCGAGAGCGTCTCCAACATCTCCCTCGTGGGAGCCAAGGAGATGAAGACCGGTATGGGCTACAGGTTCGGCCAGTCCGTCAGGAACGCGCTCGTCTGATCATCGCACCGGCTGCGAGCATGGTCCTCACCCTTCGGGGTGAGGCCCGTGTGCCTAGCCGAGTTCGACTAGGTTACATCCTGACAAGGGGAGAGAATCATGGGCGCGAAGAAGCTCGACAAGGCGACCATCTACCACAACACGGGTGATGTTCTCGTCTTCTCCGACTCCTCCAGCGCGGGCGCCATCAAGGTGCTCAAGGAGGTCTTCATCCCGGAGGTGGGCGAGCACAGCTACGTCGTGCAGTACGGCCGGATCTCCGACGACAAGTTCGTCGGCGACCTGTCGTACACCAAGCACCCCGAGATCGCGCTGTACACCGGCAAGGAGATCACCGAAAGCTACGGGTACAAGTTCGTGCCCGGCTTCACGATCCAGCCCGGTGACGTCCTGAAGGACAAGGACGGCGTGATCTACATCGTCCAGTCCCGTGACGTGATCTGGAACACCCAGACGGGAACGTACGCCGGTCTGGACTACTGGAACGGCAAGGACTGGACGCAGAAGGACAAGCAGCTCAAGCAGGTTCTGGTGGCCAACGGCTCCAACTTCTCGAAGGAGCTGAAGATCAGCTAATCCCATCGCTGTGAAGTGAGCATGGCGCTCGGCCCTCTGGGGCCGAGTTCCGTGTCCTCTTCATACGGAGAGGAAGACAAGGGAGAGAGATTATGGCAATCGAGTCTCACAGTGGTAACTGGAACGTCCTCGATGTGCTCGTCTACAAGAGCCACAGCAAGACGATCCTCCCCGGAGTGAAGGTGCTCAAGTTCACCTGGATCGAAGAAGCCGGTGAGTACCGGTACATCGTCCAGAGCGGAAGCGTCAAGGATAACGCGTGGGTGCCGTCCTTGGACGGCAAGTCCCTCGTTCTCCTGAGCTACGAGGAGCTGAACGACGGCTACAACCTGAAGTGGACCAAGGACACTCTGGCTCCGGTCAAGGGTGACGTTCTGGTCGGCAACGACTGGAACGGCAAGGAGGTCGTGCTTCTCTTCGAAGCTGACCACCTCGTCCACCGGCTGACGCCGATGAACGATTCCTCGCGGAATCAGTCTTCGGCCGGTCTGGACTACTACGAGGACAAGCTCACGGACATCAGGGTCATCAAGGACACGTATGGTGGTCGTAAGTTCAGCTCCATCCGGTAGTCGGTACCGCCCCTTGAGGGGGCGGCCCCGAATCTCTGGGGTTCAACCGGTCAAGCCTCTGAGGTCATAGTCTAAGGTGTGTCAGACTGACGATAAGGGGCACTCGACCAGGTGAGTAGGGTTGCGCTCACCCCTTCGGGGGGTGAGCGTTTCCTGGCCTACCTGGCCAATCAACAAGGGAGAGAGTTATGTGCCAGAACGTTTCCTGCCCCGTGCACGAGCGCGTCAACGTCCGTGAGGACGTGACGGACGAGTTCGGGACGGGGCGTGCGTTCACGTACGAGGGCGAGTACTGCGTCATCACGCTGGACAACCCCGAGTACAACGACCCGATGACCACGCTGGGTGCCCTCCTGGGCGGCGAGGACTTCGTCATGCCGGGGATGTTCATGACCCTGGTCGTGAAGGTCGGAGACAAGGCCGTGGGCGACCTGTCGCCCGACGAGCTGGAGGCCAACACGGTGCACCGCGAGGACTTCGTCAAGTACGACGACGAGTCCATCGCCGAGTTCAAGGACGCCGACCCCTCGGCTCCGGTCCCCGGCTTCGCGGACAAGCTCACCGAGATCCTGCACGACAAGCACGACGAGGCTGTGCTGGCTGTCCAGTCCGGCCTCATCTCCTAGCACTGAGGATGGTGCTCGGCCTCCGGGCCGAGCGCCGTCTCCCCTGCTAGGGGTCACACAAGGGAGAGAGAAATGAGCAGCATCAACACCGAGGATCTGCGTACCGTCGGCGACCTGTCGCGTGAGCTGGGCTTCTCCCAGCCGAAGGTCCGGACCTTGGTGGAGGGCATCACGCCTGCCATCTCGGCGGGTAACGGGCGCGTCGTGTTCTACAACAAGGCCGACGTGGTCAAGGCGCTCTTCACCAAGCACGAGGTCATGCTCCGGTTCATGGGATACCTGTCCCCCGAGCAGAGCTACGACATCGTGACGGACCAGGACGCCTGAGCGTCCTGAATCCGTAGTCAGGGACACGAGCAAGGAGACCAACATGGAATTGTTCTGGCAGGACACCGAAACGAACGACTACAACGACGGCATTGGCCTCGACCTGGACGATGTCTGGGAAGAGTCCGGCGTCTTCGATGTCGACACCCTGAAGCTGGCTGTGCTCCACCACATCGCCCTGTGGGCGATGGAGAAGGACATCAGCATGGGCAGGGTCACCGGGTTCACGTTCGATCACGACGGCGACGAGCTGGGGATCGAGGCGAGTCCCAAGAACTGGGACTGGCTGACCGAGGTCTGCCAGCTCGTGGAGTTCATCAAGGGCAACAAGCACTACTGCCCTGACAACGCGATCTTCGCTCGCATCAAGGACATCGGGTGGAAGTTCTTCGACTTCGACTCCGACCTCCAGAGGGCCGAGGATGAGTACTACCAGGAGTTCGACGGCGACTACCAGGAGTTCGCCCGCGAGTACATGGACAACTGCGGCGAATATCTCGGCGGGCACCTGGAGTACCACTTCGACTACGAGTCGTACGGCGAGTCGCTGGTAGAGGACTTCGACCGCATCGAGTTCGCGAACGAGGAGTTCCTGTTCAGTCGCTAGTGACTGGCATGGTTATCGTCAGACTGACGATAGCTGTGCGATCCACTAGGGTCACTCAACAAGGGAGAGATCACATGAAGCGCATCAAGAGGACCGCCGCCGCAGCCGCGATGGTGGTCACTCTGGGGCTGGGTGCGACCGCGTGCTTCGAGGATGACGCCACGGTGGCATCCGAGAACGTCTCCAAGGCTGCCGACAACTTCGAGGTCAACCGTCGGATCGTCGTGTTCAACGGCATCACCGACAAGTACCTGATGGTGGTCGTCGGCGCGTGCTCCATCACCGATGAGGGCAGCCAGCTGGAGATCATCTGCAAGACCGGCAAGGACGAGTACGTCAAGGAGTTCGCCGGTCTGTCGGACAACGTGTCGTACTTCATCGAGCAGGGCAAGCCGATCAAGGCGAGTGCGTACCACCATCGGGTGACGTTCAAGCCGCAGTCCATCCTGCCTGACGTGGACTTCCGGGGTTCCTCGGAAGACCTGCCCACCTCGCAGTGATCTGATCGTGTCCCGGCCTCCGGGCCGGGCACGGTGAAGGATGCACAGGTACCCGAAATATAAGTAGGGTTCAGGCTGACGTGGCTGTGGATCACACGGCTGGTCCCCGTGCCGCAGTGCTAGCACGCTAAGGGCTTTGTCTACCCGACGCCTGTTTGTTCGCCTGTGCATCCCTCTCCGTGACATCACGGACATCTAAGGGGAGAGTGATCATCATGTTGCACCTGGATTTGCAGCGTGCAAAGGAGCTGGTCGCCGAGTCCATCGAGTCTCGGGGTGCTGACTACGAGTACCCCAAGCAGGACGGCACCTGCTACTACGTCCACGGCACCCGGGTGTGGGACGAGGACGAGGAGCGCTACGTCATGGACTTCAGCACCGCCACTCCGGGGTGCCTGGTCGGCGACGCGCTCAAGCGTGGCGGCATCCCGCTCGAAGTCATGGGCGGGGAGTACAACAACGAAGTCGACGCCGGGGAGCTGCTGTACAACCTCGACGGCAGCGGCTTCCTGACCTACACCGAGACCGCTAGGGCGTACCTGCTCAACGCCCAGGCGAGCCAGGACAAGGGCGCTCCCTGGGGCATGGCCGCCTCGGCGGCAGCTCGTGGCGAGATTCTGGAAAAGGTCTACGAGCACGACACGGACGGCAAGTTCTGGAATGGTGAGTGGTACGCCACTCCCTACCTGTCCGTCGACTGATCCTGTAAGGTGGATCACAGAGCAAGAGAGACCCACGACTTCGGTCGTGGGCCTTGAAGCTGGCATCGGAGGTGCCTCTCTCCCCCTCCGATGCGAGCCTCTGGGCCTACGAAAGGAGGAGTATGGGCGTGCCGTCACGACCCGCCCAGATCAAGCGGGTAGCTGAGTTCCTTGACTGGTCCGTGGATAACGAGCGGACGGTCGAGGAGGCTGCTGCGCAGATCGTTGACAGCATCTACGACATGTGGGCTGTCGATGTTCACGAGGCAGCTCAGCCGCCCAAGGTTGGGATGGCGTTCAAGTCTCCCGCCATTACGTCCAAGGTCTATCACGTGGCCTGGATAGGGGAAGAGTTCGACGGTGGCCCGCTCACATGCTGGGTCATCGATGCCGGGGCTGACTACGGCACGATGGTGCCGTACGACAGTCAGTTCTGGAAGATTCTCACTCCGTCCAACGCCAAGGCTGGTGGTCCTGGCAGCAACAAGGATGGATGGAAGGCGGGAGACAAGGTCTCCCTTCTCCAGCGACGCCGTCACTACGAGGTGTTGGAAGTCGGAGACAAGACTGTCCTGTTGAGGGACGTCAACTCCGGCACACTTCAGGCTGACAGCAACGCCAACCTGAAGAAGTACTACAACAAGGAGAGATGAGTATGACCAACACTGTTCCGCTCAATGTGGGCGAGGTGCTGGTCCCCATCGAGGGGACCATGTGGGACTACAACATGTGGAAGGAGCTGGAGATCATGTCCAGCGCCACTGTCAAGGGTGTGTCCCAGTTCTGGGTCAAGATGACCGACCAGCACGGGTTCACCGTGATGGACACGATGAACATCGGCACGCTCCGCAAGGGCTGGAAGCGTAAGGCCACGTTCTTCAAGGTCGGCAAGACCTACAAGTTCGCCCCCAACAAGTACGCCGTCTCGGACCTGTATCGGGTCGTCGAGGTGGCGCATGTGGATGACCCGCTCACGCCGAACGACGACGTGATCGCGTTCGCCATCGCCAAGGACGCCCCGACCGGCAGGCAGTACGGGGTCAGCCTCACCCGCAACGACTTCAGCAAGATGGTGCTCGCGTGACAGCGCCCGCATGGGCGCTGCTAGTATCTACCATCGTGCTCGCTGTCTTCTGCCAGTTCTACAGGGTCAGGGCTGAGGTCCTGGCAAGAGAGGTGCTGAACGCCCATGACTGGGTGGATGAGATCATCGAGGCTCTGGAAGAGCCTGACGGGGAAGCCTCGCAGGAACGTATTGCTGGACTCGTTGATCAGCAGCGCCCTGATGGGCGGGCTGGCTAGCCTGTCCATCACGTTCTTCGACGCCGACCCCAAGTCGTCCGTCATCATCGCCGTGTTCTCGGCGGTGATCCTCAATGCAATCCTGATCTCCACGGAGGAGAATCGTGAGCGTGAAGAGGATCGTTAAGGAGGTCTTCGGCCTTGCCCTTGACGGGCTGGCCGTGGCTCTCATCTTCGCTGGGGGTATCGCCATCGGATTCCTGGCGACGCTCCCCTTCTGGTACTGAGCGCACAAGTTGGGGCCAGATCTGTCTACTGCCCAGATCTGGCCCCTTGTTGGCTGCTTAGCCCTCGTACCGCCCCGCCTGCGCCGCCCGCCAGGCGGCGTTGGAACGCACCATACGCCTGTCTGCGGGCCTCGGCTCATCGCCTGGGTCCCTGCGGCCAAGCTCCCGCTGAACGGCCCCGTACGCCCGCTGTGCGCGCTTCTTGGCGGCCTCGTGGCTGATCTCGAAGTGGTCGGCCAGGTTCTCAGTGGTGTAGTTCCACACATGGACCAGGAACAGCAGCTCCTTGGTCTCGTCAGGCAGCCGCTGAACGGCTGCCTTGATGTCCACAAGCTCGGCCACCCTGTCGCCAGTCGTGTTGGCTTGCGGCTTCTGGGTTGGCTGTCCGTCGCCGTGCTGGCCGAACGACTGCCAGTCGGTGTACGAGAACACATCGGGGAGAAGGTTCTTGATCTTCGGAATCGAGTAGCGGTACAGGTCTTCGACACTGTATCCTTCTACAGCAGCCTTCTCCCTTGCGCAGTAGTCAGAGGCTACCTTGCGCAGCGTGGATGCGATCTTGCGCTCCCACTCGGGGCCGTCCTCCACAGCCTTCTGGAGCTGGGACTTTTTCTCGTAGACCCAGATCCACAGATGCCCCTCGGTGTCCTCCGAGGTTACGTACTGGGGGAAGGCGGAGGACACCGAGCGGGCAACATCCCTGACCATCTTGGTCATGACGTCGAAGTCAAGCTCTATGTTACTCACGAGTACTCCTAAAAATTCTCTGGGCCTAGTACTTCGAGCCGTTGAAGTAGAAGCCTCGGTCGACCATCGTGATGAGGTCCGGATACACGCGCTTCCCGTCGTCGCGCAGCAGCGCGAACGACATCTGCCAGGACACAGCACCGTCCTTCACATACTTCGCGTGAGTCGGGTCCATGATGGAGCCAACGTTCATCGTGAAGCGCGGCGAAACCTTGCCGTCGAAACCGTAAGCACGAGTAAGGAGGTAAGGCTGGTGAGTGTGGCCGAACACGATGTTCTTGTCACTGCCGTAGCGCTTGACGAACTTGTTCTCCCAGGACTGGGGGGTCCCGGCGTAACCACCACTCTCGTGACCATGCACTGCGTAGGTGTTGGTCCCGAGACGGACAGGGCCCTTGACGTACTTCACGTCAAGCTCGTCCAGTCCGAACAGGTTCTCGATTTCGAGTGCCCTCAGAGTAGTGAGAGGGGCAGCGTAGGATCGCACGAAGTCCTTGATGCGAAGGTCGTGATTACCCTCAAGCCAGGTAATGACAGCCTTGGGCGCAGCATCGCGGAGCTGCGTCAGCACCCCCTTGAAGCCGTCAATATGCTTCTGTAGGGTGGGCGCGTACTCCCCGGCAGTGCCCTTCGTCCAACGGGATACCTGCGGGAAGTCGATTGCGTCTCCGATCTGGAAGACGCGGTCGGGCTGGATGTCCTCGATCACCTTGATGATCTTCGACAGTGCCAGCGAATCGTGGTAAGGGTACTGGATGTCCGGCAGGATCACCGTAGTTGTGGTTGCCATGACTAAGAGTATAAGGGATGAGATGAAGACATACCGTGTGAGCCGGGCTGTCGCCCGCTACAAGGACCGGTGCTCTCACTGCGGTGAGGACATCATGCCGGGGCAATGCATCGCCCGGATGTACAACTACTCCGCCCATGGGCGGTCAAAGTGTGAGGAGTCCATCGTGGAACGTTACGAGGCTGCGGTGAGCAACGCTCACAAGGCGAGAGCGTGAACCCTTTCCTCACTGTCGAGAAGGAAGTGGGCAGTGAGTGGGCTTCGCGTGCGAACTGCAAGGGCAAGGCGTTCGAGCTGTTCGAGTACCAAGAGAAGGACTCGCCGCTCACCAAAGACATGAAGTTCAAGGAACGTCTGGCCTTCAACTACCAGAACTTCGAACTCGCAGCAGAGATCTGCATCGAGTGCCCTGTCTTCTTCGAGTGCGGAAGTTCCGCCACGACAGAGGACAAGTACTGGACCGTGCGTGGAGGCGAACCGCCCAAGCGGTTCGACGTCGAGTCGGAGCAGCTAGCCAGGAGCGGACGGCCGAAGGGCAGCAAGTCCAAGCCTGGTGCTCCCAGAACATGCAAGCGTGGGCACTACCTGCCCACGGGTGGTAGGTGCAAGACCTGTAAGCGAGAGCAGAACACGATCCGACAGCGTGAGGCTCGGCGGAAGGCCCGCGAGGCAGCCGCTGATGGTGTAAGCTAGTAACTACCCCGAGGGCGACGGCCGGAGGGGTTGCACCTGGAGTCGCGATCTAGGTGAGGATGATGGTGTAAATGGCAGCACAGCGCCGCAGAGGCGCCGGTGTCGGTTCGAACCCGGCTCATCCGCGCAGAGTTACGGTGAAGACGAGGGCTAACTACCTGAGTCGCTGGTGACCCCAGTCCACCTGCCAGTGGATTACCCGTAGCTACGGTACCGTGACTGGTATCAATCGTCAGTGAGTGACTACGGGTCTGAAGCCCTGCTCATCTGCTGTTGGTCATCACTTCCCTTCCCTTGGAGATGCACTCATGGAGCTAGAGCACCTGTCATACAGTGCTCTCTCCCGCTATGAGGAGTGCCCACGTAGCTTCTACCTCGGTCGAGTCAAGTCAGCCGAGGAGAAGCAAACGTGGTTCTTCCCACTCGGGAGTGCGGTCCACCTTTGCGTCGAGGACTACCTGCAAACAGGTGATGCTCCCTCGTTCGAGGACCGCTTCTACCCACTGATCGAGGCTCAGATGAAGATCGATCCAGTGGATGTCAACTGGCTGGCTGGCGGAAGTCAGGATGATCCTATCATCCGAGACAAGGCGGTCGAGCTGGGCAAGCGTTGTGTAGACAACGCCATCAAGTTCCTCGATGACATCGAGGTCTGGGAGGTTGAGTACGATGCCTCCGGTATGATCGCTGGCTGTGAAGTCCCGATCAAGGCGTTCATCGACATCGTCGGTGAGCACAAGAAGCACGGTCCAGTGATAGTTGACTGGAAGTCCGGCAAGAACAAGCCGAAAAACAACCTTCAGCTTGAAACCTACGCCGTGCTTCTGAACAACACTGACCATCCGTTCAACGAGCACACGGCGATTCAGTTCGACGTGGGCCTGTGGGCCATGGTCAACCCTGACGCTAGCAAGGCAAGGCCCGTGAAGGGTCTGGCGTCAGTGGATGCCGACGCCTTGGGGCGTCGGTACCAGGCGGCATACGATGACATCAAGCAGAAGAAGTGGAAGGCCAACGCTGGCTTTCATTGCAGGTTCTGCGTGATGGCACCCAACTGCCTGGTTGAGGCGGGTCCAACCCAGAGGGCTCGCTTCTACGACAAGTCCGATGAGGAAGGGTTCCCCTTCTAGTGGAGATCACCTACCGGATTCCCAGCAAGAAGGTCCCCTACGGTTACGTCGAGATCAAGGCACCGACCAGTCTGGCCGGTTTCCCTGACCCGACGGAGCTTGCGGAGTGGTACGCGAACTACATTCGCGAGTACCAGGCGGCAGAGGTGAAGGCTTTCGAAGCCCCGCCAACGCAGGCCAAGGCTCCGCAGGCGGCGAAGGACACGTCAGTCGAAGACGCCATCAAGATCCTCGATGAGGGTCTGGACGGAGTCGAAGAGATCGACGAGAACGCGCCGGTCAAGCCGTGGGACAAGACGTCCGACGAAAACGAAACCGAAGAGAAGAAGCCCTGGCAGACCGACGAGTCTGACTGGGACTTCAGCTAAGAGAAAGAGAGACACTGCGTGAGCGACGTCGATGACATCCTGGGTGGCACCAAGACCCCTCCCGGCCTGAAGTTCGAGACGGTCGGGACCAAGCACATCCTGCTCATCACGCAGGCACCGAAGTCGGTGCCGGTGCGTGAGTTCGTGGCTGGCAAGCCGGGCGAGCGCCTGTACTTCCAGTCCCAGAAGAAGGTTCGCGAGAGCGAGCTGAACCTCAACCTTCCCTACGACCCGATCCCGGCGATCCTCGTGATCGGCCAGACCAAGGACGGCGCTGAGGCTTCCCTCCGACTGGAGGGCGAGAAGCTGAAGGCTGCTCGCAAGGCTGTCCGCGAGGGCGGCAAGCTGGTCGAGGGCAACATGATCGCCATCGAGTACACCGAGGACGACCCGAACAGCAAGGGGCCGTTCCCGAAGAAGCTCTACGCGGTCCAGATCAAGAACAAGGGCTGAGCCATGGCTGTTGCGGTGGCATCCCTGATCTTCGGCATCTTCTGCCTTCCGATCTTTGGTGCCGCCGTGGCGGCCGTCAAGTACATCGTGAAGGAGTAGGTCATTAAGACCCTGTTCCGATCGGTGAGGCGTGGCCTGTCGGCTGGGGAGCCGCTTCCGGCTCCCTGGCCGATCTTCGACCAGAAGAAGATCACCTTTCGCCGGTCCTCTATGCAGATGATCGCCGGTCCTCCGGGGTCCATGAAGACGGTCATGATGTTGAACATCGTAGACCAGATGGGTCCTGACGTACCGACCCTGTACCATTCCTCCGACTCGGATGACTTCACGATGGCCACTCGTGTGCTGTCGATGAAGACTGGTCTCACGACCGAAGAGGCGGAGGAGGTCATCATGGCTGGTGACCACACCAACTCCGATGCCCTGCGGCAGTTCGGCCACGTCAAGTGGTCGTTCCATGCAGCCCCTACGCTGGAGCACATGTGGCGTGAGGCCGAGGCGTTCCGTGAAGTACACGGGGAGTACCCGCACCACACGATCATCGACATCCTGATGGATGTCGACTACGAGGGGGCCGGAGAGCAGAACTACTGGGCTCTCATGGCCGAGCTGAAGGTCATGGCACGTGATCAGCAGACGTCCCTCTCGATCGTGCACCACACATCCGAGGCCGCGAAGGGTGGCACACCGCCTCCCCGTAGCGCCATCATGGGCAAGGCGAACCAGCTCCCCACCACGATCCTCACCCTGTGGGGTGACGCTCACAACGAGACGATGGATGTGGCCGTGGTGAAGAACAGGTTCGGGCCCCAGGATGCGATGGCCAAGAAGTTGTTCCGCATGAAGGCACAGCCTGCGCTGTGCCGGATCGAGGAGGACGAGCTGAGCGAGATGCTGTTCCGTGATGGCGTCTCCGTAGATGAAGACGAGAAGATCGACCTCTTCAAGGAGGACTGATGGACTACCAGATCGAGGGCAACCGCGACGAGCTGGCTGAAGCGGTCGTCGGCCACAGGATTGTTGCGGTCGAGGAGCTGAAGCGCAACGGCTGGGACGAGAGCGGCGTAAAGCTCACTCTCGACAACGGCAAGGTTGTCCACATGCGAGGCACGTCCGACTGCTGCGCTGGTGGGTGGATCAACGACTTCCTCTTCAATGAGAAGCTGGCTGACCACATCATCACGGACGTGAAGGTCGAGGATGACGAGGAGACCTGGTTCATCCTCGCCGACATGGCCGAAGTGCTGAAGCTGGACACCGCCTGGAGTGAAGGCTCTGGCTACTACAGCTACGGCTTCTCCATCAGCGTGGAGGATGCGTGACGGATGCCATCGCAGAGTAGGAAGCATCGTGGCTACCGATCCCAGAAGGTCTTCGCCGAGTACATTCGGTCGACCTTCCCTCATGCTGAACCTACAGGGGCAGGCCGTCAGGGGCGTGACATCCTTTCGACTCCGGGTGTCTGGTTCGAACTCAAGGCCAGGTCTGGCTTCAACCCCCTCGAAGCGCTCAAGCAGATGGAGCGTGAGTGTGAGGGAGATGATGTCCAGGCTGCCGTTCTCAGAATGAACGGACAGGGCGAAGCCAACATTGGACAGTGGGTTGTCTGCTTGAGGGTCGACAGCCTGCTCCGTCTGCTGAAGGAGGCAGGCTATGGGCAAGAAGGATGAACTGATCGATGACGCAGTAGCGGCATTCGAGGATTCAACTGGCGAACTCCCGAACGACTACGAGTTCGCCGTGATCCGCAACCTCGCAGAGGAGTATGTCTCCGATGAAGAGGGCAAGGACTGAAGAGAGGGAGTGGCCGGTCTTCCCGATCGGCCCCATCCTCGTGGAGTATGGTGGCGAAGAAGTTCGCGACGACCATGGATGGTACGCCTACAAGTGTCCCTTCCATGGAGACCGAAGCGCTTCCGCTTCGGTCAACACGATCATCAACGTGTTCGTCTGTCACGCCTGTGACATGAAGGGGAACGCCACTCAGCTCATCAGGAAGAAGGAGAACTGCTCCTATGGCGACGCTCTCCGTCGTGCAGAGGAAGTTGCTGGCAAGGGCGCAGGAGACGTACAGCGAGCACCTGTCGGAAGCCGCAGACTATCTGGCGGGTCGAGGAATCGATCTGGCAGCCGCGCACTCCGCAGGACTTGGCGTAGTTCGTAACCCGCTCCCCGGTCAGGAACACCTCGTAGGCAGGCTGGCAATCCCGTACATGACGGGGGCTGGCTGTGTCAACATGAACTTCCGGTGCATGAAGCCTCACTCCTGCAAGGATGAGAAGCACGGGAAGTATCAGCACTGGCAGGGGCTGTCTTCCAATCTGTACAACGTCCAGGCGTTGGATAGTGCGGGCACTGCCATTGCAATCGCTGAGGGTGAGATCGACGCCATCAGCTCAACGCTCGCAGGAATCCCCTGTGTGGGGATTCCTGGGGCAACCAAGTGGGAAGATCACTGGAACCTGGTCTTTGAGGACTTCACTCGTGTGTACGTCTGGCAGGAGGGCGATGAGGCTGGCAAGAAGTTTGCCGACCGAGTCGTGATGGAGACGAACGCGATCCGCGTTGCACTCCCTGATGGTCAGGATGTAAACTCGATCTGGACAGCGTCGGGAGCCGACGCTCTAAGGCAAAGGATTCGGCGATGAGCACCGCTTACCTCATCCTCAACGAGACCACGTTCATCGGCACCGACCAGGTGACGACCGAGCCGGTCGAGCTGTTCGACAACCTTCAGGGTGCTGTGGACTGGATTCACGAGCTGGCCCTGGACAACGACGTGCAGGTTGAGGAGGACGCCAACAGCGTCTACATCCCTCCGGCGGAGGGCATCGAGACCGACGAGTACTACATCATCGAGATGGAGCTGAAGTCCTAATGGCGAAGCACCGCAGGACCGAGGACCTGAACAACAAGCCCTACGACCAGAACGCGAACCCCGAGGTGAAGGCCAGGGAGTTCGACCAGCAGTGGGGCCACAACCGCAGGGGCGCAGGGTCTACGACCCCGGCCCTCGACGCCTACGAGAAGGGCAAGAACAAGTAGTGAGCTGTCGGCACAACTGCACCAACCCGCCGCACTTCCCGCCGCACTGTGGCTGCCCTGCCGGATGAGCCGCAAGGACTCCTTTGGCGTTGAGGTGGAGGTGGGCGACATCGTCCTCTCCTGCCCGAAGCACAAGTGGTCGGGCAAGCCCGAGGTCGGACGCGTGTCCGGAGTCTTCGACTCCGGGCGCGTGACCATCCAGCTCCCGCAGCAGGTGCCGGTGTACGCCTATCAAGAGGGTGCGCCGGACATCAAGCAGACTTCGCACAGGTGGATTGTCGACACCGAGGCGGAGCCTGACAGGTGGGGCCGTAGGCCCTACAAGCGGGAGCCCTACACGTACATGGCGAAGGACTACACGGTCCTTCGCAACGAGTGGAAGTGGATCCGCAAGCAGGCTGCGGACATCACTCTCATCGTGCTCCGCAAGGGTGGCGAGGAGGCCAAGGGTCTCGAAGAGATCCTGGCTGAGCGCGTTGGCCTCAACGAGCTGACCCGTAACCTCAACCTGGACTACGATGCCGAGCGACCGGCCCTTTCGTAGGATGACCGATGTCTGGGCTGACGAGGCCAAGTGCACACGACGTCAAGTTGGTGCCGTCCTCGTCAGCCCGGATGGTCACACGATCTCGACAGGATACAATGGAACGCCGAGCGGCAGGCCCAATTGCACGGAGGGTGGATGCCCTCGGGGGAAGCTGGCCTATGACGAAGTACCAGCAGGAACCGACTACAACGCAGTCCCCTGTACCGGCGTCCACGCCGAGGCGAATGCAATCGTTCGAGCGGGATCCAGGGCTGTGGGGTGCACCATCTACATCAACCACGAGCCCTGCCAGCAATGCAGGAACCTCATCCTCGCAGCCGGTGTCGTCCGTGTCGTTTATCGAGACGGCGCTGACGGACCTTGGGTCCGTCTTGTATCAGAAGAACTCTGACTACAAGATCGATGGGGAGTTCAGCAACTTCGAGTACGCGGCGGAGATCGCTGGCACCGATACCCTTGGTGCGATCATGACTCAGATCGGCATCAAGCTGGGCAGGCTCAAGGGCCTGCCCGAGGATGTGTACAACGAGTCGAAGCTGGACACCTTCAAGGATCTGGCTGGCTACGCCGTGATCCTGTACGCGTACGCCCTCAAGATGGAGGACTCATGGCAGAGACCGTGACGCAGCCCAACCCCGATAACCCGACGGCCACGTTCACCCTCACGTTCGATGACGATCCGGTCGATGTCACGCTGGAGTTCCACTTCAGCGCCAACGCCGAGGACTACATCGACGTGGCCGACTTCGTGAACGACGCTGCGGGCGTCATCCTCCGAGCCCTGACAGGGCTGTGACCAGGATGGTCCGCCACATCTGCTCGATCTGCAAGGTGGATCGGCGGAACACAGACGGACGGGACGGACACAAGATGTCCTGCCCCGTCTCCGAGTACGGCACGACTCCCATGTGGAAGCTCGTGATAGTCAAGGAGCACAAGTAATGAAGATGGTCAACGCCCGAGTGATCGAAGTGGGTCAGCCGCGTAGGGCTTACTACCTCGGGACGCACGTCAGTGGCACTAAGCACTACATGGAGATTCGCTACGCCCAGCGCCAGGCCCGCAAGTGGGTGAAGGCTGAGAGGGTGGAGCTTCACGAGGGCGTTGAGCTTCGTTACTGCGAGAAGGTCTCGGAGCTGTTCTCATGAGTCGCAAGAACACGCAGAGCAAGAGGCGGGCTCGCTGCCCGCACTGCAAGGTCATCATGAATCAGGCCAGTTCGAGGCATCGCAAGAACTGTCTGGTCAAGAACAACGAGACAGGGTGGCCGAGGGAGACTGAGATGTCCCGCCTCCGACTCCCGTAAACGCAAGAAAGCCCCCCACCATTAGGTGGGGGGTTCTTGTTACTTGCTCAGACCTGCATGGTCCTGGCTGCCGATCATACTTCCGAGCCATCCCTTGACGATGCTCGCTGCCGCTGCGGCTCCTCCGATAGCAGCATCCTTGGCGGTGCTCATATCAGTGAAGCTGAAGACGGACAGGAACGTGAATCCGAACGTGGCTACGACACGCTCGACTAGATCCTTAAAGTACGGGCTCACTTGCGTCCCTTCTTCTTGGCCGCCACCTTCTTGGCAGCTGCCTTCTTGACTATCTTCTTGGCCGTGGCCTTCTTCTCGGCCTTGGAGTAGGGCTTGTTTGGCATCATGCTCCATATGGGAAGATGCGTTCGATCTGTTCTGCCGTGGCATCATCGATGATGCCAGTAGTTCGGAGACCGAAGAGAGACTGAAGCCCACGGATGTGGGACTTGGTCGGCTCATCGAGTTCCCCTGTCTGGTCGATCCCCAGCACGAGCTGAACGTGAAGCACAGCATCGCGTTCCTGCTGGGTGGTCACTGCATAGATGCGGCGCTCGTACCATGGGATGCTCATGCTCCCACCTTAGCAGCAATCTTGTCGACCACGCCCTTGACTCCCTTGACCTCCTCGTGAACGGCCTCAACCTCTGCGCGCTGAGTAATCATGGACTCAAGGATGTCAACCCTTGCCCTTAGCTCTGCTACCTCCTCATCCTTGAGGCGGCCCTGTCGCTCCAGCTCGCTCACCGCGACCTGTAGAAGCTCGACAGTGTTGACTGCCGCCTCCTGCGCCTGGTTGGAACCGAGGCGCCTCCCCCCGAAGAAGCCGCCAGCAACGCCAGCGGCTCCCGTCAGGATGGTAATGATGGCATCGGGCGTCAGTGCCATACTCTCTCTCCCTTACGTGGACTCAGCGACGGTCCTCATTACGACCGTCAGATACCCTCCCAGTGCCCCCCGATTTGGTCCAGGTGGATCAGTCTGCCTGAACTCCCAATCGTCAATGACGACCTGAGTGGCGATGTCCTCCTGGAGTTCCTGGTACGTAACCACGTCGCCCGCTCGTGCGACAGCCTTGAATAGCTCGAACCTGTCTCGCGCATACTCGTCGGTCCCCATCCTCTGTCCAGTCCTGTCCGTCTCATCATCGAAGAGCTGGAAAGTCTGGGTGATAGTCCTCTGGCGGATGGAGCCTGGCAGCGCCTTGATCTGCCATCCATTCAGGACCCCGCCAAAAGCGGGGTCAGTTCCTCGGTTGAGGGTGAACTTCAGCCTGATCCAGTTCTGCCTGCCGGTTGGATTCCTAATGGCTACGTCGCTCACTCCGGACCCGGAGGTCGGAGTGAAGGTGATGTGGGGGACCTCTCCGCCGCCTTCGCTGAGCACGGAGACGCTGAGGTTTCCCTGAAGTGGAGATGGTGCACGGATGGAGAAGAACTTGTAAAGCTTCGGCTCTTCCGTGTTGAACCTGACTCGCCCAGTCTCCAGGTACCCACTGTCCAGCAGCTCGGTCGTAGCCTCCTTGACCGCAGCGTATCCCTCCACGGCGAAGACCTTGCGGTCCGATGCGCCGAACATGGTGAGAGAGGAGACGGTTCCACTGCTCAGCGGAGTGTAGATGTCCCTGGCGTACGCGTAGCGTACGGCCCTGGTTGTCTGCTCCTGGGTGACGTTACCGAGATCCACCCTGAACAGTCCAGACTGTCCATCGTGGGCGGCGGTGCTGCCGACCCACATGAATCGGTCGCTACCGACGATCTCGGAGCATCCACCTGCTGGCTCAAAGAGTAGCGGACCGTAGCTGATGTCGCCGTTACTGTCGATCTCTCCGACCCTGAAGCCCTTGTTCGTGGCGATGCCGACGAACGACCCCACGTACTGGTAGATCGTGTTGATGATCTCACCAGTGGGCATGGTGGCGGTTACGCCAGTCCACGTGAACTCTGGTACGCCACCGCTGTCGATGGTTGGAGAGAACCTGTGAATCTGGCTCGTAGTGCCAGAGTCTCCAGCGATGTACACCGCAGTCGGTCCATCGGTGATGGACCTCCAGCGCCACTGAGGATCGGCGTGCTCATACTCCTCGGTCGGAAGTGTAACTGGAGGGGTGGCTGGCGACTGTACGAGCTGGTAGACCTTATTGTCCTGGCAGAAGATGACGCGGTCCTTGACGGCCTCGATGATCGAGGTGTCATTGTAGGTCCCACTGTACTGGGTGGTGGGTGCTGCCGTATCCAGCCCAGTCTTGATCCCATCTGCTGCCACAATGATGTAGGTTGCACCGCTGGACGTGATGTCGAAGATGGTGTTCAGGGTGACACCAATGATGGCAGTCGCCCCAGAGTCTGTCACCTTGTCGAGCTGATCTCCGTAGACCTGCCAGTAGGCGTCGACCCCTGAAGGGTCGACATAGCCCTTAACGAGAAGCGGAAGCTTGCCAGCCTCAGTATTTGGCTCGACAGTCCGCAGTAGCTTGAGCTGGCCGTTCGTCCACGGGTCAACGCCAAGGGACTCGGCGTACCTGTAGTTGAACTGGTTGTCGTTGTCTGGGTCCTGGTACAGGATGCCAGCCCCACCCGTGAAGGTGGACTGGCTCCTCAGCCACCAGCCATCCAGGCTCTGCTCACCAGGCTCGGCGAAGTTATCGAACTGCTGCTTCCTGATCTCCACCATGCGCTCAGTGTATGGACGCTGGTCCTGCGTGGCGGACAGGAACGGAATACCGAAGATGGCATAGTCGTATGCATAGTCCTGAAGGCTGTAGTTGGCCTGGATTGTTGCGCCCAGGCCACTGAGCTGATCCGGGATCTTACGAACGACGGTGGCCACTACTTACTCCTTATGCCGGGTAAACGTACGTGAATCGCAGCGTGTGCGTGTTCTCGATCTGGCTGGTGCTGTGAGCATCGAGAAGGTCAACCAGACCAGTGCTCGGATTCAGGCCGACAGAGCCGGACGTGAATCCAGTTCCCCAGGTAGCGACCATACGGTCGTTGCTGAGGAAGCTGTCAGGCCGCCAAGCGGCCTGGATGGTGCACAGGTCGACGTCTGTGAAGTTACCCTCACTATTGGCCGTCAGCGTTCCGCCAGTCCTGTCCAGGGCCGCAGTGAGGATGATCCATCCAGCCTTCTTGATGGCCTTGGTGTCCGAGTTTACGCTCCAGCCGGAGGCTGCGGAGATGATGCCAGACGTGCCAGATGCGGCCTGCTGACCGAACTCTGCTCGACCGTTCTCATCAACGCTTGCAACGATCACGTTGCCGGGCGACACCCACTGCTGAAGGTTGCCAGTGTAGCCAGCGTTCGACCCTCCGACCTGGAGTACAGCGCCGGACGTAAGTCCGGGCTGTGCCACAGTCATGCCGCGATCGGCCAGGGTGCGGCCAGTGGCCTGGACGGAGAACCTGGTGTTCCCTCCGTTGTCCATGACTCGCATCATGCTGGCAGACTGTCCTGCTGGGGCGGTGATGTCGAACTGACTGAAGGC